GTTTACCTTCAATAAATTCAGGCCATACATGTTTTACAAAAGTCATAAAATCTCCATGTACTTTTTCTTTTTTGGATTTTTCTTCCAATTTCATTGCTAGCTTTAGAAATTCCTTTTGAGCGTCAGGAGGTAGCTTCTCTATAAAATCTTTTTTCATATATTTTTTTGCAGAATTTTTTCAGTTCTGTTTTTCTTCTCATAAGTATTTTACAGCGTATCTTTGTATGAATCAAGCTATAAAGGGTAAAGTTTGGGACCCCTATTATACTACAATGGGTGTGGGGGTCAATCCGCGAAGCTAAAACCCAAACTGACTTGGGTCCCCTTGAAGTGGCGCACTTTAGAATGATTCTAATGTATGTTGTGTTGTTTAGTTAGGCGAGGTCGTTAGACCTCGCCTATTATTAACAGAAAGTTAATCTAGTAATATATAATATTCATTAATGAAATTCTTTTGAAACCAATACTTTCCCTTATATGATATGTCCTCATCAAATCCTAATACATCATTGCCCATGATTGTATCATAGATAGCTACTGCAAACGCAGGCAGTTTACAACTATCATTACTGTAAGGATTAGTAATAGTCATCTCCTTAACTGGATTACTACCGAAGTAGCACTCATCAAATGGCTTAGGTATTGTGTATGTTGTGTTGTTATATTTAATGTTCATGTTATATCCTTTCTGTTGTTAGTATGTATAGGATTATATATTAATCCTATACATTGTCAACCCTTATTATTCAGTTTGTTCACATGGTCTGATTGCTTTGGTTATTGTATTAACTTCATGGTATATCGACTCATCTTGTTGTCTATCATAATTGTATTGTCGTTGCCATGCGTTAGCCTCTATCAATACTATTGGTTGCTCTACTCTACCAAAATGATTGATTGCATTATCTCCATGAGTATTAAACCAATCGGTCTGACAATTTAAAGAACAAAAATTACCATTGCCATAATAAAAAACAGTTCTCTTTCTGGTTTCGTTTCTTTTATTATCCTTGCTACCTTTCTTTCTGTCTTTGGTGTCATAAATATGACAAAGAGTTCCTTGACAATACTTCATTTGTCCCCCCATATCATTACTACTATTACTGCTAGTGCTAGTGCTAAATAAAAATGTTCCATTATTTCTTTTCCTTTCTATATCTCTCGTTTTGTTCGTCTATGTAATCTTGTGTTGACCTTGCAAAATATAATCCTACAACTATTAAAGTTGTAATCATTCCAAAGAATACCCACTCCATTACCAGCCCCCCTTGATATCGTTTGGCTCTTTTAAGTCCTCAGTCATTTGAAATCTAGCCAAAATTTTAGCATGGCTTTCTAATGTTCTCTCTAACACCTTTACTCTATCTTCAAGGTAAGTTAGTTTTTGTCTTTCATATCTCTCAACTTTATTTTTTTCTATTACTTCAAAGTGTTCGTCGTTTAATTGTGTCATTGTTATCCTTTCTGTTTATACTATGGGATTATATATTAATCCCATAGTGATGTCAAGTGTTTATTCTTGATGAACACCTATTGGTAATCCTAAGTCTTGTAGTGCGTCATAAATAAATTCATCAGGGTCGCCTGTTCTTGCTTTCTGTGTTCCATATGGCATATCTTCTTGAAAATGCTCATACAAATCTTGCATAAGTTTAGGGTCGTCTAAGTCCTCAATATTTTTATTTAATACATCATGCTTAATTAAGATGTTCTTTACTATGTCGTATTCTGGTAGTGGTTTATTCATTGTTTTCCTTTCTGTTTATACTATGGGATTATATATTAATCCCATAGTGATGTCAAGTGTTTAATTTACATTATTTTGTAATGCTTTGGCTATGGCTATTTTTTCCTCTCTAGTTTCTTTTACTTTGTTTTTCATGCCTTTAATTCTATCAGCAAGATTTTTAGGATTGAAGATAGTTAAGCCTGTGCTATCAGTTCTTATGATTTCACTCTCTTGAATAGTCAAACCAAGTTCAGTTGCAAGTTCAAGGGCTTCATCAAGATATTTATATCCTTTAAGTCCTAATTTGATTTCACTCATTTGATTTTGAATACTCTCTACCCAATTCTCGTGAGCAATAACAAATTGTGCTTTCTGGTTTTTCCAGAATATCAAAGTTTCATAGTTCTCTTTGGTAGTCATTAACTGTCTATCTCTACAATATTCTCTACCTATCAAGTCCATAGAATAATCCTTGTCCCATTCTTTTTGATAGCTTGTGTGATTGCTACTACTTGTATGACCTATTCCAAGATACTTGTCATTAGCTTCAACTATCTTTCTTTGATAAGGGTTGTTGCTGTCCTTACCTTTCATCAAGATATTTATATCAGGATTACATTCTGGTTGTGCTTTTAATTCATCTCTAAAATAAGCATAAGCAAACTTGCTTCCACTATCTCTTGAACTACTACCACTCTCAACACTACCATCAACTTTGAAATCAAAGTGTTCTTCAATTGTCATTAGTGTACCTTTAGCTTCTTTAACATTACCATTGTAGTCAAGTTTATCTTCTGTCCTTGCTGTTTCATAGGCAACATGGAAGCAACTATCTGGTGCAATAGTATTTACATTCTCATATTTTTTCTGTAAATGCCACGCCATATCAATATCCTCTTGTGGATAGTTCTCTCTACCAATCTCATACATCATAGCCCAAGTTTTATCTTGCAAGGGTTTAATCTGTTCTCTTAATTGTAGATACTTCTCTTTCTCAATAGTGCTTTCTTGGTCAATTCCAAGTTCTATTCTTTTTGCTATCTTGTTTCTGTATTCTTGATTAAGTCTTATTCTTTTTGATTGTTCCATTATGCTACCTCTTTTGTTAAGATTAAAGGACTTTCATATTTTACTATTGAATATGTTCGTTCCTTATTTTTGTTGATTAGTTGATACCCTTGCAACATATCATTTGCTTTGTTGATATCAGTTGTATTATCTACGACATCATAACTATTATCTAGTGTGTCGTATTCTATTTCTCTTATTATTAAGTACATCATATTATCCTTTCTATTGTTATTATGGGATATTATAACATTATAATACCCCATTGTCAAATGTTTAATATCTTATTTTATAACTACCTGAACAAGTCCTATAATTATTTGCGTCAACATCAAAATAAGTTATACACGCATTGCCAAGTTTAGTTGTAAAATATTTACACATACTATTCCACTTGCCTCGTCTGGTAATATGCTTACTATGTTTTTTTGCATAATAAGTAATTGTAAAGTTTTTGTCTGTATTCATTGGTTATCCTTTCTGTTTGTTATGTCTGGGATTATACATTATAAGTAAATACAAGTCAACAAATAAAAAAAAATTTATTTTAATTTAATGCTTGACTATGTTCCCATAATATCTTATAACTATATTTCAGCCTCATTTAAGGGTTTATCGCTGAAACAAAACTATAAACTCTAACGGGACTTGCACCGGAAAAAGCAAGTAGGTTTCAATAGCAGGGTGCTGAATAGCATATCCCCTGCTACTGATCCCTGGTCCTGTCGAGCCTAGTCTTTAAGTAACATGGCGCTAAGCAGGACTTGGGATCGGATGGTGTTAGCTGAGGGTAAACCTCTATAACATAGGTCGTGAGTACCGGACGGTGCAGGGTTAATAATATATATTAAAAGGCCCCGCCTATGTAGTTACACCAACTGATTATTATTTGCTGGCTGAGCCTTTAGATCCTTGCCCGGGGCCCGGATCTATAAAGACGAGGGATGTGTGAATTGACACAAGGTCCTCGGCAGCCACAAGCGTCAAGCGACGAGCGTCGAGCATTGGCCAGTTTAGAATGATTCTAATTAGCAAAGAAAATATTAAAAGATATGAGCGTCAAGCATAAAAAATTAAACACTTGACATTTAAGAATATGGGACTATATAAGAATTAGAAAGGATATATAAATATGATTACACAAGAACAATACAATCAATTCTTAGAAAGTATGAACGAGGATGACTGGACAAAAGTTAGAATAAAAATGGAAGAGAAAATGCCTGAGATTATAGGATGGGAAGATGACTTTTTTAGATCCTATGCTACATCAATAGTGCGATCCGGTTTTAGAAAGGTAGGTTTAAACTGATGAGAATTAAACATCGAGATCTCACCCACTATTTTATAACAAATCACAATCACCTGCCGCGGGCCTATGTTAAGAGCTGTAAAAAGTTTTTTAAAGATTTGAAGCGCGAAGCGCTGGCAGCTAAGGAGAGAGCCCGGAGCTACGAGCGCCGAGCGTCAAGCGCCAAGCGTTGAGCCGGGCAGTTTAGAATGATTCTAATTAGCAATACTAATTTTAATTAAGTACTTGACATTTTAGGATATGGGATTATATAAGAGTAAACAGAAAGGATAATAACATGTTAATAAAAGAAGCTTTAAAAATTACAGACTCATTCACAAAAACCTCAAAAATGCCAGGCCTAAGTTATAGCCTGCCGGCTTGGGAGTGTCAAACGGGGGCCAAACTTAGAAAGGTTGAGACTTCTCCATGTTTTGGTTGCTATGCATTAAAGGGTAATTATACAAGATACCCTGCTATTAAAGCAGCGCAATATAGAAGGCTGGCCTCAATCACACATCCGAAATGGGTTGAAGCGATGGCGGCAAAAATTAAAAATCAAAAATGGTTTAGATGGCACGACGCCGGCGACGTACAAAGCCACGAGCATATGGAAAAAATATTAGAAGTTGCAAGATTAACACCAGATACTAAGCACTGGATGCCCACACAAGAGCGCCCTTACCTGCCGGACCCTGAAGCAGTTCCGGACAATATGGTGATTAGATTATCAGGTAGCAAGGTTGACGGACCAGCGCCAAAAGCCTGGAGTCATACCTCAACTGTAGTGACAGACGGCGCGCCTAGTTGCCCAGCTCCAACACAGGGCGGCAAGTGTAAAGATTGCCGGGCTTGCTGGAGTAAATCAATTCAAAATATATCATACGGAAAACACTAATGCATTTCTTTAAAAACGGCAGCGGCTGGTGTATACGTCATGATCCGCCCGCGGCGCGCGAACCGGTGACCCGCAAGTCTCACGCCCCTATATTCAGGGCCCAGGCCAAAATACTTAAGTTCCGAGCTACAAGCAGCAAGCTGAGCAAACTAGTAAAAAAGTTAAATGAAGAGAACCAGCCACCAGGAGGATGGTAGGCCTTGAGCTACAAGCGACAAGCAGCAAGCTTTAAGCGACAAGCAGCAAGCTTTAAGCGACGAGCGTCAAGCGACAAGCGACGAGCGTCAAGCTAATGGAGCTTCAAGCAACAAGCGCTGAATATGGTCCCAGTCATCGAAGGCCACGCACGGCGTTTCGCGATAGTCGGATAGCAGACCGTTGACCGTGGAGCTTTGATAAAGTTTTATTGACCGAGCAAGAGGCTCTTCAATAAGAATGAAGTTCCTTTTTGTATGTGTAAAGTGAAACAGTTTTTGATGGGGAGAAAATGATATTTTTGGGCCACGTGCTATCTTAAGCTCAACCATAAAGAATCCGCATGAATCATGATAACCAAGTAGATCTGGCACCCCAAAAGAAGCCCAAGATTCCAGTCTTGTCCATAGTATTTTAGGTGTATTTTTCTTAAGTTTTTTCCAGAGTTTTGTCTCTTCATTCATCGTGCATTGACTTTTATCGTACAAGTTTATATAAGTCAAACCATATGACAAGAATAGCAATTTTAACAGACAAACAAAAAAAGTTTGCAGAGCTTTTAGTATATAATCAAGGTAAGATGTCTCCAGCTGAATGTGCAAATGAAGCAGGATATACAACCAGCTCAAGATCTAGAGCTAGTGAATTAAAAAATCCTAAGTACTATCCATTAGTTGCAAAGTACATAGGTGAGCTGCGCGCTGAAGTCCAGGAAAAGTATGGTATTAACTTTGAAGGACATATTACAGAGTTAGCTAAAATTAGAGATGAAGCTTTAAAAACTAAAGCGTGGAGTGCGGCAGTGAATGCAGAAGTTGCTAGAGGTAAAGCAGGGGGTTTATATATTGACCAAAAATTAATTATGACAGGTAATGTAGATAATATGTCTACAGATGAGATTAAAGATAGACTGCGTAAAATATTAGATGATAACAAAGAAATTATTAATATAACTCCTGATGAGATTGAATTAGACGATTTAGAGATAGAAGAATAATTATTTCTTTTTAAGGCCTTGAGGATTAGGTCCTCTTACAGGTGGAATTTGATCCCATTTAACATGCTTCATATTTTTAGTTAAAGTAGGATTAAATATTCTATTAAAATTCTCTTCATACTTTTTATTAGATGGTCTAGACTTACCATCGTATTGAAACTTACTAGACATTATGCTTTAGCTGTCTTAGCTGCTTTTGTAAATTGTTTTGCAGTAGGTCTTCCTTTGGCTCCAGGTTTTCTCATTTTTTCATTAGAGCCTGCTGCAATCCTAGCACGCTTGGCATGGATGTTTGCATATAGTCCAGTTTTTTTTGTCATTAAATTATTAATCCACCTATAATAAAACCAACAGCGAAAGCTACTAGTAAAGGATGATCTATGCAGAAGTTTTCTGCTATGTCTTTTATTTTAATTAAGTAATTCATTAATGTAATTTTTTAATTGATTGTATAACTGCTGTCGGAATTATACATGTATTTCCAATAGTGTCAAATGTAGGTTTATCTTTATTTAAAATATAATCAGTAAAGATTCTAGTAATTCCCTTGCTTTGGCTTAATAGATAACCTTTGGATACGCAGATAGGTAGTTTTTCTTTTTTTAAATCTTTTGTACTACTCCAGCCCGCATCACCTTCAATGTCTAACCATTGAATCTCCACAAATGGATAAGCAGAGATATCATCACCTAAAGATTTTGTATTCAGAGGAATAGTCTTTCTATTTTTGACTCTCTTTTTAATTTTTTTCATAATCTCTTATACTATAAGTGGAATTTTAGGGCAATTTTATTTTTAACAAAACCAAAAAAAGTCCCGCGCGCAGTGTACATAAGAAATGAACAGCCAATACCAACCCTTATTTGACTATCTATGCACTATTTGCATACACCTAACCCTCTTTTAGTACTGTGCCACTGCTAAATCGTCTACTATTCAACTATACTGTCAACTGTGCCATGCTGTGCCACTCAAAACAGACCCTCTGGCACACCTATTCGTCAACAATACCAACACTAATAAGCTAAAATCAGCCTCTGTGCCACTGTGCCACCGACTTTTTTTTTTATTTTTAAAAATAAAATCACCCTAGAATTCCACTATGTCTGGAACATGTTCTTCTTTGCTGGGTTTTACTCTTGCGTTGCCTTTTGTAACGATATTTTTGATGCCTTGACCGGATAAATCTATGGTTGCATAGTTTTTCCATTCCTTTTTTAGTATATTTAACTCTAATACTAAATTAGTCCATTGTTTTGGTGTAATGTCTTTACTGCTTATTATAAGTTTTTTCATATTTTTTAAAGTTATCCTTTATTCTACACATATACAAGGGAGAAAGAGAGAATTTACCGAGTCTCACCATTCTACACACATATAAGAAAATACCATGAGACTTGTTTTGGGGCTTCCGCGCTAGCTTCCACCCCACTCCCATGAGAAGTTATTAACTCTGTTTAAACGTAGGTGCTCTAAACCTTTTAATATTTTCAGTTTTAAAAACAAGTCTAACCGGTTCACTTGCTTTTAATAATAAACTATCTTGTACTTCCATCAATCTAATCTCCTCAAGGTGTCCATCTTGTGTCTCAATATAGACGTGTGCATTTGATACACCTGTTCCCTTAGGTCCTAATGTAAATTTCTCAAGATACTGTTGTAGATCTCTTACTCGCATGCTCATTTGTTTTATCCTCTTTCTTGTTTTAGATTATACATAGTATATTTTAAAGTTAATTCTTCTCCAACTTTAATATCTTTTATAGTCATTAAATGCCATTTAGTAAAGTTATGGTCATAATGATTATCAGGAAGGTTAGAGGAATGATTCCATTCTTGACGGGTTAAGAGACACTTATTTTTAATGCAATTAGGGTTATTAGAATGATTAATAAATCCACCCAAAGGAGTGCGTATCATCATCTTACCTAATTCAAGGTGAGACATACCAAGATCTGTTTCTTTAGAAATATTTTTGTTTGTAAATAACCCCTGACCTTCAATGTTTGAATCTTTAATAAATAATCCATCTGGTAAAGGTCTATAATTCATTTTACACTCTTCTTGTTATTCCAAATGTTATTATTAAAGACTTGTATTAGCCTAGATATTTCTATAACATGCTCTTTTTTAAACTTATCTTTAAAAACTACTTTACAATCATCTGCAGGTAATTCAGTTTTACCATATATTATTACAGTATCTCCTATCATTTTTTTCTCTCTTCATTTTCTTTTTGACCAAATAATTTTTTTTTCATTTTCTTTTCTCCATTTCTAATATTTGAACGTATTCATTTAAACGATCAATTTCTTTTGCTTGAGTATAGTTATCTTTTTTTAATTCTTCAACCACAATCCGCAGTCCGTCAATCTGTCTTTCCAAATCCAACGGTCCGCGGTCATCGATACTAGAATCCATTTCTGTCCTCCAATAATTCAAGGTCCGCTTTTTGTTTACGTTGTTCGTAGAACTGACTTACTCGGGCCAACCATTTATATTTATAAGATCTATATTCGTCATCCTTAATAATAAATTCCTGATAGAAATTATCCTTACTACACATCATAATAACAGCTTTGCTAATCGTTGTTTTATGCATGTAGTCATGGGCCATACCATAAGCGGCCAACTGAACGCAGTAATCTTCTATCCATTCTCTTTTTTTAGGTTTATTAGTCTGTTTAAAATCAACCACGGTCATTTCACCTTTATGATTGGCAATAAGGTCCGTAGCGCCAGCGTAAAGCCCCGGATAGAATAACGTACACTCCAGCCCATAATATTCCGTAACATTGCACAGACCCTGCTCTATGACCCGTATAGCCATATTATGAGCCTGTTGTCCGACTTTAGTTAAATCTAGATAACCTTCTTCCAGAATATACTTTTCAAGGATTTTATGCATTGCTGTTCCACGTGAAGCAGATTCATCCACGATCCGCGTTGCGTTTTCCTCGCCCATACGTTTACGCCACGCATCTAAGCCGGCTGTTTTACTAGGATCTTGGGTAGCGGATAAAATAGTTGTAACACTTGGTAACTTTTCTTGTTTAATAGCATAGTGTCTTTTACCATCAATCGTCTCTCTCATCGACTTAGGGTATATGTATTTATTATTTCGAATCATTATTTATTTCCTTTTTTTATGTTAGCAATATGTCCTAAAGGTTGTAGATTGCTGTAATGACAACACGCATGTTGTTGAACAGGGCAGCTCAAATCAAATTTAGACATAGCTATAATATGATCTATATCCCATCCTCCTCGACCTTGATTTTCCCAATTCATCCACGGTTCAAATTTAGATTCTAAATGTTGTTTTAATTCATCAGGGGTACAACCAATTAATTCCATGGTTGAAGCTGATTTATTTTTACCCTTTAAAGCTGATCCAATTCTACCTCTAAGAATTTTTTTTAATTTAAAATTAATATCTGTTTTATATCTATTATTTTCTAAAATTCTCATTCGTTCTTGATTATTTTTTCTATATTCTTTTATATTTTCTATATTATCCAGATAGTATTCTTTACCATATAATGATTTTTTTTCTTTATTATTTAGGTACCATTCTCTACTATTTTCTTTTACTTGTTCTTTATTTTTTTGATACCATTTTACACTAGTTTTTTTTGCTTGTTCTTTATTATTTTGG